CCAGTAATAAGTATTTACCGCTAAAGCCGGAGTTGTTGCTGGTAATGTTCCTGTCGTCGTAAATGTGACCGCTGTGGGAGTGGTAGTGCTTAAATTGCTGCCAGTTGCCGTCAAAGTGGACAATACCACGGGTGGGCCTGCCGCATACGGAGAATAAGCTGAAATAGCTATTCCTGATTGCGCATTGGCAATTTGACGCTGAACCACAAACCATGCTCGCCCATTTGAACTGCTTGCGACTTGAAGGAATTGTGCGTCGCCATAAGATTGCTCCATAACTTGCGGAGTAAACCCACTTACTTGTTCTGCAAGCAATGTTTGATATACTGCCATTGAACCGCTGGCATTAACAATAAATACATATCGACTGCCAGCTCGCGTAAGGTCAGCATAGGCAGTTTCATCGACTGGACTTCTGATTGTTTGTTCATTTGAAATGGAAACAATATTGGACGTGTACGCGTTATTAATACCATCCCATAGCATGGTATGCACGTCGTTACCAGATAAGACAATAATCTGGTTATCTATAGCCTGCGGAATAAGGACGTCAGCCGGTGTTGAATCCTGCAATTGTAACGTAAAAGTATTAGGCGTAATTGCTGCAACTTCCGACAAAGGACTACTATAAATTCCGCTATTAGTATGAACGGTGATACTACGAAAAGGCACAATAAAGCGAATAACGTTAACATCATTTGAAGTAGGGAACCAACTAATAGCATCGTCATCGTCCGTAGTTAAATCGCCAAAATCAGGATAATCGTTCACTACACTTGCCCAGAATCCATTAGGTAATGATACTGTATTTGCAAATAAAGCACGATTTTGATAGCTGGAACATTTTTGTGGCCAGCCACGTTTGTTACTCCATGCGGGTTCTGCTAATAATATTAAACTGCCTTGGATTGCACTTGTTGAATCAAAAGGTGTTTGTATTGAAACAGAAAATGTAGTGGCATTAGTAACACCAATAATTCTGGAAGTACCACCACCACCTATAAATGCGCCGCCAATATATGATGAATCAAGTGGTGCATAACCGCTTCCACTAATTGTTACCCCCACCGCCGCACCAACGGTGGCGCTAGGAGTAAATGTTAAAGCGTCATAAGAAGTCACAGGTCCATTGAAATCAAATACCGGAAGATTTTTGAATGTAGTATGGTTAATAGCCCACGTATTTAAGATCAATATGTTATTAGTACTTGACCCAAAACTTGTGAGAGTAATCGGGTTAGTTCCAAACTTTGCATCTGTCGGATCAGTGTAAACTTGAAAAGCTGTCGCGCTGGTAGAGTTTACAAAATAATTAACTCCCACTTTAATTTGTGGGCTTGTTACGGGTAGCGTTCCATTTGTAGTAAACTGAATTGGAAACACAATTCCAGCCGTGAATGTTGCACTTCCAACTGTAAATTCATTACCTGTTATTCCAGTTAATTGAATTGGGCTGCTTAAGCTATTGGTAATATCATAAGGTGCAAAGTTTGCACCAGTAACCCTGAATATTGGCCCTAAAACAGTCGTTGACATGTTTTGAATGTTGTTAGCATCAAACGGAGTAACCAAATTGTAAACTAAGGTTCCTTCCAAATATATTGCCAAATTTAATGGGGTAAAAACAAATTGGTAAATGCAAATATCAAGGTACTGAAATGTTTGAAAGTACAATTGATTTCCCGCTGTAAAACCAGATGCTCCACCGACTAATATATTTTGGAAAAGTGTTCCGAATCTTTTACCAGCTGCACCTGTTGGATAACACAAAACATTTTGCGCTTGTTTCATGCCATCAAAATATTGATTTACGTCAGCGCGAGCATACATAAAAGGCGATAATTCACCTTTCGAGAAATTGGATTGCATCCATAACTGAGTAGCCATCTGAATTCTCTCTCTGTTGCTTACCCAATTGCGGGGCCAATAATCCCTGTAATATTACGTCTATTTAGAACTGGAATATCCACTTGACTAAACTGAGGTCTATTCTGTGCATCTGTAGCTGCTGCAATTGCTAATTGCAGAATACGCTTAGATTCTAATGCGGCATAATAATCGACTTTTTGAGCATTGGACAGCGCCAAAAACGAAGCCAATTCATAAATGAAATAGTTAATAAATACTGCCGGTATTTGTGCAATGTCAGGCAGAAAAGCATATTCCATATAAACGGGGCTTTGTGTTCCCCAGTTACAATAAATTAAACCGCCTGCGTAAATCTCATAAACATAATTTTGTGGAATAATCCGAATGTTTTTGAGATAGCCAGCTGGCAAGTAATATACATTTTGCCAGTAAGTTTCAGGGGGTGGAATAATTGGCGAAAGAGAAAGCTGTTGAATCTGCATAGAGAAACGCCAATTTCCTGTTGAAAGCACGCTTGGCAAAAGAATATCAAATGCCTGCTCTGCGCTAGTCACCAAGTCGTCGGCGTTATCTAATGTCTGAATAGGCTTATGTCCAAGTAGCGAAACCGCTAACGAGATAATGCTAGTCTTGGAATAAGCCATTCATATTTCTCCTTAGCTTGCAGATATAGTGCGGTAGTTAACAATGACGTTAAACGAACCACCCGTACCCGTAGCAAAGGCCGCTGTTGCATTTGACAGATAAATAGCCGTGTTGATTGCGCTAGCTGACAATGCGCCAGTAGACAAACCACCACCAATTCTAAATACCGTGTTAGCAGTTGCGGATGTGTAATCGGAAGCAGCTTCGGTTGCACTTGCAGCAACACCAGCTAAGTGAGCCGTGTTACCATATTGCGCACCGACTACACCACCACCTGTTAATGCTGCGCTGCCGTAAATATAATCTACGTAAATATTTTCGATGATATTCATCAAGCCTGCGCCTGGAGCTGCAATTAACTGGTAAGGAGTTGCATACATTCCATTCCATTGAGCCAAGGTCATTGGGACAATTACTTGTGAACCAATACCGGCATTTAGTTGCAATGTAGTGCCGCTAAAACTTAACCCGTTACCCAGTGTAATTGCTTGGGCGTTAGCAAGTGAACCCGTTGGGTTACCTACTAAAGCGTCAGCAGCTACTTGTTGGAATTTAGCGTAAGTTACAGCGTTGTTGACAAGGTTGGCTGTGCCAATGCTTGTGGTTAAGCCCATGCTTACTACTGTTACGCTGGTAGAAGAAGAAGCGGTAACCTGCAACGCAAAACTTGCGTCTGTACCAAAACCAAGAATCAAATCACCAACTGACAAGCTAGCGTATTGAGCTAAAAAGTAATTGGCCGCTGAAATGGTTGCCACGGTATCGTTTGGACTGCCGTAGGTAAACAGGTTAGGCGAGTTTAATACTGTAGACACGCCACCAAATGGAATAACTGTTTCTTGACCTTGTGATAAAGATTCAGATACACAAGACCAATTCGCTAATGTAAAAGCCATGATTATAGACTCCAATAATTAATAATAAATGTTATCCAACCAATTCATCACAGTTGATCTGGATAATACCCAGGTTATCAATAGTGACAGCACCGGCCGAGAAAATACCATTTATCAACCACGAAGTTTCGCGGGGTAAATAGTTAATTTCTGTTCTAAAATCATGACCAATACCCATACCAGTTGATTGCTTGTGCCAAGCATAAGTTTGACGAATATTGGCACTTGCGAACGGCAGACCGCCTTCAACCATTTGCGGGATGATAATTAGATTAACGCCAAGGTATTCGCGAACGAACCCTTTATCTAACACGCGGTTTTGCGTATAGAAAGTCGATACAAACTGATCAGCTTGAAGCAATGACTGGAAGTTGCTAGCAGACATAGCGACAAATCTTTCAGGTAAAGGCACAGCATTATTATCAAAAAACTGAATAATCTGTGTGTATTTAAAATAAGTCATGTTCGTGCCGCCATCAAGAATCGTCTGGCCGGGATTGACGCCAAGCGAGTTAATGATAATCTGGTCAGAACGACGGCCAAGAGCATTTGCTACCAACATGGCATTTTCCATTTTGGCATCAAAGTTAACCGTTAATTCCTGCACGCTGTCGACCGCGGTAGGAGCGGTATATTTTTGCAGGATAGCGGATTGCGGCGTGTAACCTGGGTCTTGAATTACCACAGGTTGCAAGTAACCAGTTGGCACCGCTTGCACTTGGTTTACTTTACGGAAAGATACGGTGGAACCAATTACGTCACGGCGTACGCGGACTGTGTCACGCAATAAAAAACCGAGAGATTGATATTCTGCTTTTACTAATGCGTCAAACTCGATCTGTTGGACTGCACTTAATGAAGTGGACATGGCTTTACCCCTGTTAGAATAATGAAGTTTTGACTAAATATTATTCAGGGCTTAGCACTTTATAGATTTTCGCGCAATGCGCGGTCTGGGTGATAAGTTATCCGTATCCTCGATAGCCAGTCAGACTACCGAGGTATTGGATAAAAGTATAGCAAATTACGAGCCTACTTTGTCAACCATGTTGGAATCTTTTGCAGCCATAGCCAATCGCTTTTGGTAATCTTCACGATATTTACTATCGGTTTTGTACTTTGGCAGATTCTCGGCAAGCTCTTTTTGAAGGTCGGCAACATTAGCCACTGTCACTGTTGAGGCGTCGTTACCACTAGGAACTACAACTCCATTGCTCATCATCTTACCCCTTAGCTCTTCCAATGCTTTAATGGCATCGGCGGTTTTTAAATTGTTAGACAGCGCGTTAAATGAATCTTCCGAAAGATTAGCTTTGGCCCAATTCTCAAGTGTCGTTAAACGTTCTTTGGCATTTTCACCTAGCTTCTTGGCTTCCTCAGAGTAATCTATTGAAAACTCATCGTGGTACTTGTCAATGGCATCAACCATCTTGTCGATTACGTCTTTTGGAACGCGCTTTTCTTTGGCAAGATCAAGGAATTCTTGAAAAGGCACATAATCAGGGTCTAATGATTTTGACTTTGATAAGTCATAGCTTTCGGGAGCTTGACCAAATTTCTTTTCAAGCTCTGAATAGCTTTTTGCCATATCAGCCGTTGACTTAAATTTTTCAGGTAACCAAGTAGGTCGTTCTCCGGTTCCAGGGATTCCTTCGTCAATAAACCAGCTTGGAGCAGGTGTTTCAGGTGTTGTAACTTCTACACCATTGTTTGGGATTAATTCTTCGCTCATGGGTTAACTCCAGCTTTAATGCGTTGGTCATGAGAAGCAATAGCCCCTATGATCATGCGCCATGAATCTTTAAACCCATCTGCCCATATTACCATTTGCGCGTAATTCGGTGCCCCGCGATCAACAATAGCTGGGATTAAATAACGGTCCTTTGCTAATTCGAGCAATTTTTTACCATGCTCTGTACTAAAAACTTCATAGCAAAGTTTGTCGAATAAAATCAGGTTTGGGTCTTGTTTTAACTTTTCTATGCTTTCCTTATAACCGGCAAAAAAATCTTCCGGCTGTAAAAGCGGATTGTCTTTTTCTTCCATGCAGTTTCCTTATTGTGCGGGTTGAATAAGTTGCTCACTCGGGTTTTGCGGTTGTTGCGGCATCATACCAGAGGCGGCCGCTTGTTGTTGTTCATTATGTTTGTCTTGCAAATCCTGCATGACCTTTTTGACATCGTCAGGTGTATTCAAATAACGAGGGTCTAATTGCAGCGATTGTGCAATCAGGTAAGGCATATTCTTTGTGTTCATATACACCATAGCGGCTTCTGGGCCAAGTATACCTTGCAGCGTTTGCACAAACTGAATCAATCTTGCTACGTCGGATTGACCTTTAACTAAAGCCAATGGGGACTTGTATTTAAAGTTAATGTAACGGCCGTCCATCTTGGGATAAGGCAGTTTTCCCATTGTATGAAGGATATAAGCAAACCGTTTAATGACGGGCCACAAGAATTCTTGCTGCAAACGTGAAAACAATGGCCCAATCTTTTGAGCTAAGTTTTGCTGTTTTAGTGATAGCTCATAGGCCGTCTGAGGCTGAATGCCAGCGGAATCCTGTGGTTCTTCTGCAAACAAAAGTGCTTTAATCTGCAAGCGCAGGTCGGCAATTGTAAACTGCGTAAAGTTAAGATCGGAGCTGCCAGGCAATGGGATTAATGGCGGTTGGCCATTTGTGCCAATCGGCGCGATTGGAATAATGGTAAAAGGTTCAAGTCGGAATGTGTGTGGGTTAAATACCGCATCTGAAAATGCCATGTACGGTCTAAACACATTTAAATTACCTGCCGCTAATTCCATTCTAGCCATTTCATTTAAGCTGATAATGGAAGGCAGCGCTTCCATAACTGGACCGCGACCCCACGTCTCGTTATTTGTCTTTTTGAAGCGCCAAATAATTCCTGGGCTTGATTCCAAAAACTCCGAAAAAAGCACATCGTCATCTGCCCAAACTGCATAGCAATACGGTTTTGGTGCATTGGCAAAAAAGGCTACGCCTTCATAAATATTTCGGACTACTGCATCCGGGTTACTCATCATGTCTAAAATAAGATTTTGAGATAAACTAATTTTAGGCCAACGCAAATTCAGCTCTGCAATTTTCATGTTCTGCCAAGTACGATACCATGACTCGATCTTACCATTGGCAGCTTCTTCAATGGCAAGTTTATCCATCGGAATACTTGTGCAAAGAAATGGTTGATTATCGTTTTGCTGGTTGATTACCAAGGCAGATGTGCCGATAGAAAGGTCGTAATAACACTCGTTAATGACTGTATCAAAGTTAGAGGCATGGATATAACGAAAAAGATTTCGCATATATTTATCTAGCACCATTTGAGCTTTTTCTAATTCCTCAGCTTGTTCGTCAGGGTCATCAACAAAAGACTCATCAACTTCAAGATAGCCCCACTGGACTTGCGGTGGTGTCATGGTGTCATGAAGCTTAGAAACGAAAGTCGTAACAGCTTCTACAGCGGTGGTGTCATAAACTCTGGTGTTTTGAGTGGTCCCTTGGAATTCTTTACCAGGAAGGTAATATCTATTCCTAAATGGCACAGCATAAAAAAAACATGCTTGCATAATAGGAATCCAAAGGTCAGCAACATATTTTGCTGAGTTGTAGCGTCGACGTAGCATTTCAAGCAATGAAGTTGGGACGCCTACGCCCCCGATTCCTTGGGATGTATCCATGTATTAAACACCTAGTTTTGAGGGGGTTGTGTTATCCGATCCTAACTGACTGGATGAATTGTTATTTAAGAAACCAGCTCCAGCAGGGCGATATTGGCTTCGTAAAGCACGAATTTGCTTTTCATTAATTTTGCGTTTTTGCACATCTTTTTCAGCTTGAACCTTTTGCAGCTCAGAATTGCTCAATTCGGACTGCTGTTTGTAGGCTTTGATCTGATCGTTAATGGCATACTGGTCTGCGCGCTTCTCGCTTTCATTCTGTGTGCCGGTGATCTTGTGATAAACCCCACCGAATGTATCGCCAAGTGCTTTTCCTATGCTGTCAAACAATCCCATGCTGTTTCTCCCTACTTAATCCAGATATGGACGTACACCGTTTTTTCGGCATACTCATGCGGTTCTATTTTTCTGTCTACATAAACAATGCGCCACGGGATTCTGATCTTCTTACGCAATTCCCTTAGTTGTGATTGAATTGTGGCCATTTGTATTCTCGTTCATTGTAACTAGATCAGATTTTAGCTGATTTATTTCTTCCTGTAATCTAATGACTTGCTGAGTTGTCAAGCCCACATTAATAGCTTCCATGAGCTGTTTAATCTCAGAAGTAGTAAAATCCCCATTGCCTGCTTGGGCTATAAGCTGTGAGTAATGCTTGTCAGGAGTATCATTCGGATTAAGATCGAGGCGCACGCGGGAGTTTTTGCCAACCCCAAAACGGGACCAGCCAATTAGCTTCCAATGCTCAAATTTATAATTCGAGGTACCAGGCATCGTAACTTCTTCTTTTACTGCTTCCCCTTCTTTTTCCCAGTGTTCACGAGAAATGATTTTACCTAAAGCATAACATTCTGTAAGAATGTCGGACTTTTTCATCCAGTTATAAAAGGTTTGATCGCTGACCCCTACTTCAGTACAAAACGCACTTAAGCGTGCTTTGCGTGGGTCAGCCATGATTTCTAATAGTTTTACGCAATGCTTTGCTTCATCGAATTTGATTTTGCCCTGCTTTATATTTTCATAAAGCTCTTGAGCATTAACTTTCGGCATAATCGATTCCTTGATATGATTGTATTAATTATATTCTAAATTGAGGAAATAGCCATGCTAAATGCGGAGCAGTTACGCGATCTTGTTATTAAACCAGCTTTGCTTGATCTTATCCTTTACTCCGAAGATGCCATTGATCTTTTGCTTTTAACTTGTGCTAATGAAAGCAACGGAGGCAGTTACCTGCATCAAGTTAAAGGCCCAGCCCTTGGTATATATCAAATGGAACCCGAAACCTATAATGATATCTGGACCAATTACATTCCAAACCATCGTGCCGTAGCTTTACCGCTTTTGCATAGCTTTGATTGTGCCAGAATACCGCCAGAGGACAGATTAGTCTATGACCTGCGGTTTGCAACAGCCATGACTAGAATTTTTTATGCAAGGATCGCGGAGCCTTTACCGAGCGGCAGAGACGTTTCGGCTATGTGGGATTACTACAAAAAGTATTATAACACAGCTGAAGGAGCGGCCACAAAAGACAAAGCGGTCATGGCCTACTACAACTTTATTCGACAGTGATTTCAGGGAAGTACTTATAAAGCGTTTCCGTGTTCACACGATTCAGGCACACCATGCACATGAACTGCGTCACATGCTCGGCTGTGGCGCTCTTAAGCCATGTCACCGGTTGATACGAGTGCGGCCCTTGGTTCTGTCCACACTTCTTTAACAGCCCAACACGGCGCTCATACTCAAGCGGGTTGTTGGTTTTTAGGTCGCTCATCTACTATCTCCCAGTCGTCTCGTAAAATATCTTTATTCCAATTAAAACCCGCGCCTTGCTTCGTTATAATTGAATGGATAGATTCACCATCTTCAGTTTTTGCTAAATAAAAATCATCTCTTCCTTCTAATTTTAATTTGTTATCAAGCTTTATTAAAATTAAGGCTTGGCTGAAATTCATGACGCCTCCAAAAGAAACGAGAATACCAACGCACGTACGACGAGGTCAAGGCGGCTTTTTCAAGAAAGCCCCTAGATAACTGGGCCACTCACATCGCAGATGCGTTGCGGTATTTGGCCGTCACCTACAGAAGGCTCTACGAAACAAAGCAGGCCCAGGTGACTTATGGGTATTCGGGGTAGGGCTATAATTCCCTGGCGACGCTTTTAATCTTTTCGCTCTTAGGGTAAACTGGCCACGTTACCTAGAGAGTTGTGGGCCACCGGATCAAATTAGCCGACCCCTTCCCCCGCTTATACCCCTCCCAAAAGCGTCAACCAGCGAACCAAAATCAGAGTTTTCCAACTAAAGAGCGCGCGCGCCCGCTTCCTTTATCTTGCTCAAAATATATTTTCAAATGTTGTTGACTATGCACGCTAACGGGTTTAATATGCACGCAATCGGGAATAAGCCCGTGATTGAGGACTAGTTATGCGCAAGATAAACCGATTTATTGTTAGGCAAGATCGTCTAAGCGGTAATTATATGGTTATGGATATGGACCATGAGAGTGTAATTGACATGTACATATGGCCAGCGGATGCGAGACAGGTAGCAAAGAAACTCAATAAGCAGTATCCACGAAGTGAGGACTAGTTATGAACGCATTAAAACTTATGTTTCACCATGACCCTGGACACGGATGGATAGCGGTAAAGCGTCACTTGCTTATCACGCTTGGGATTGCTGACAAGATTACCGGTTACAGTTATCAGAAGGGATTGACGGTATATTGCGAGGAAGATTGTGACGCTTCGCTATTGTTAAAGACTTTGGACGAGCGCGGTATCAAGTGGGCTATTGAAGAATCACAATCACGCCCTGATTATTCGCCGATAAGATCATACGATAGATACGAATATAACCAATAACACCACCACCCCCGCAAGGGGGCTATTGAGTACTAGTTATGAAAGTCTATGTACTACAAGTTTCCTGGCAATACGGGTGTTGTCGGCCTGATTATGAAATTGAAGGAGTCTTTACGACTGAGGAACAGGCAGAGGCCAGAGGGAAAGAGTTATTAAAGAAAGGCGCTCATGAATACATTTTTGATAATTATGAAATAAGAGAGGACTAACCATGCAAGCAATCACAACCGATTTAAGCAAGTTTGGGCATCACGAATGGGATCGTTTACGCGATCTCATTAACGCGATGATGGATCATGGATTGCCGGACGATTTTAATAA